CACGGGCACTTGCACTAATATAGGTCCGTACTCGCCGCAAGTGCCCTAGGGTACACAAAAGCCGAATACAAACAAATACGAGGTAATCCGAATGTCTTTTGCTAATCTCAAAAAACAGTCTTCTCTTGGTTCTTTGACTTCCAAACTTGTTAAAGAAGTTGAGAAGATGAATAGCAACTCTAGTGGCGGTGATGATCGTCTCTGGAAACCTGAAATGGATAAAACGGGTAACGGTTACGCGGTTATTCGATTTCTTCCCGCAACTGATGGAGAAGATCTTCCCTGGGTGAAGATGTACTCTCATGGATTCCAAGGTCCTGGCGGTTGGTATATTGAGAACTCTCTGACTACTCTTGGTCAGAAAGATCCTGTGTCCGAATATAATCGTCAACTCTGGAATAGTGGGACTGACAAGAACAAAGAGATTGTACGCAAACAAAAGCGTAAACTGTCTTATTACAGCAATATCTATGTTGTAAAAGACCCTGCTAATCCTCATAATGAGGGACAAGTCTTCCTCTTCAAATTTGGTAAGAAGATCTTTGATAAGATCATGGCAGCAATGCAACCTGAATTTGAAGATGAAACTCCTATCAACCCCTTTGACTTCTGGCAAGGTGCAAACTTTAAACTGAAGATTCGTAAGGTTGATGGATATTGGAATTATGATAAGTCCGAGTTTGATTCTCCTGGCGCACTGCTAGATGATGATGACGCACTTGAAGCACTCTGGAAGAAAGAGTATTCCTTGAATGCTCTGGTTGCTCAAGACCAGTTCAAGACGTATGAAGAACTTCAGACACGTCTTGACTATGTTCTTGGTCGCAAAGGAACTCCTCGTCTTCAAGATGAAGAAGTTCAAGATGAAGACAACATGCGTGGCAACTTTACTCCAAGTTTTGGTGGTCGCCAACAAGAGTCTGAACTTCCTAAAGAGTTGAAGCAACAACTTGATGATCTTCCTGCTTCTGGTGGATTTAATGACCCAGATATTACTGGTTCTTCCTCATCATCTATGGATGATGGTGATCCTATGAGTTACTTTCAGAAACTTGCAAACAGTTGAAGTAGATTAGTCATACAATCTGGGGTTATCCCCTCTCTTAAGGTTCGGGTTCACATATTGACCCGAACCTTTTTTGTATGGCATTATGTTGTCCATGTCATTGTTTATTAGAGATAACAACTCTGGTTTGAGAATGTAAATATTTCTCTTTTTATTTTCTAAACGCTCTTCATATTCATAATTTGTTATTGCTGTAGATGCGATTTTTCCAGGGATTTCTACTAACTCATTTTTAATATTGTCAAAATATACTGTTCCATAACTCAATCTTCTTCTCCAATTGTAACCATCAAACTTCCATTCTTGCCCATTTCTTTCATACACTTCATCTACTGATGGTATGTATGTTGGTCCAGGTTGACTAAAAGATACAACTGGAGGAGTTTGATATCCTCTACCAGGATTAGTTAAAGTAAGTTCGGTAATTTTTCCATCTTCCGCTTTAACTACTCCCTCTGCAGTAATTGGTGCTAGTGGATTTTCTATTGTTGCTGTGGGAGCGGTTCTATAATTGTAACCACGATCTTGCATTACTATCGATGCAACACTACCATTAGTAATAGTCACATATCCCTTTGCAGTTCTATGTGGAATTGGTGGTTGTATTTGTATTGTTGGTAACGCGGATGTTGTATAACCAGCTCCTGGTTTTACAACATTTATATTGATTAAAGTTTCTGCTCTTGTGCCGATACCAACCTCTGCAGTAGCAGTTGCAGTAACGTCAGTAGTGTATGTAAATACTTTTCTAAGAATACTTCCTCCAATTAGGAATCTTGTATCTGCAAAGTTTGTAAATGTATCTAGAGGTGTAGAGTCACCACTGGCACTTGCTACATTTAATACTCCTATGAATGTTAGTGTATTTAAATCCCACTTTGTACCTAAACCAATTACGAACATAGATTGGTTGTCTGTACCAGAGACATACATTTTTGAACCATCATCTTTAAAGGATAGTCCACGGATAGATGATTCTGATGGTTGAGTAATTACTGTAAGATTTTGTGTCTGTACTGGTAGTGGGAACATTGTTCCAATGTCCCATGGAGTGACCATATTATACTTCTTTAATGTATCTGGATCAGCAGTATCTAAGATAAACATATGCTCTCCAGTATCCTGTAATCTCACAGAAGATACTGCTGGCATACTAATAGCAATGTCTAAACTTGCTGTGCTTATATCCCAGGCAGTGGATAAATCATATTGTGCAACTTTATTGCCAGAGTTTGTTAGTCCACTAACGTACATTCTTGTACCGTCTGGTTTAAATTCGACAGAGGTAGCATATTGGAATGTAAGGTTGTCTATATTTAAGGTTAATTCTCTTACAAAACTACCAGTTGACATGTCATGAGACGATGTTAATTGATATTGTTGAATCTTACCTACTGTATAAGAACTCGCTCCATGGGCAGTAAATAAGCGTACCCCAAGAGCATCTAAGAACATACCTTCAAATCCACTCTCTACTGTGAATGGAGATGCAGATTCAAATATTGCGTTTTCAATAATATTTGGTGGGGGTGGGAATGTTATCGTTGGAGTAAATGTATAACCATCTCCAGCATTTAAAATTTGAACACTCTCAATCGTTCCACCAACACCTATAACTGCTTCTAATTGTGGTGGTATTGTTGGTGGTGGATCACTAAAACTTACTGCGGGTTGATATGTATAACCTCCACCTGCGTCAACGATTGTAATTGGACCAACTTCTCTATCGTCTGGTGGTGGATTTAATGATACTGATAATATACCCACTCTTGGTGTTGGTGGAGGTGCAATAGAAACTTCTGCTTTGATACCCTCTGCTGTGTATCCAGCTCCAGCATTGGTTAGGGCTAGTTTTGTAACTTCTCCTGATACGGGATTTACTGTTGCGGTTGCTTCTGCAAAAGTACCTGGCACCTCACTTGGTAAGATGACACTTTTATCTTGTTCAATTTCATATTCTGGTGCTTTAAAAAATCCTTCATTTACTTCAATACCAGACTCTACAATGGTATAATTATCTTCGGATTTTCTAGTTAAGGTCTCATAATGATGAACACTGTATAATTCTTCATATGATCCATATTTTTGGAGCATATGCTTATCAAATGCAACTTGAGTTTTTGGCCACTCTTCGTAGACATTTTGAATATTATTTGCCAGCAAGACGACCCAATCTAAAGTTGGGTCGTCATATATTTTTGCAGCAACTTGATCTGGTCTTTCATCACCAACAATTTGATACTTAGTAAAGTAACTTACATTTTGGAATATATCTTCACGAATTTTGCCGCGCTTAAAAAGATTCTTGACGATAGTGTAATCGTTAAGAGTGTTTCTTTCCTTATCTCTAGAAACGTATGCTAAAAAAGGTATATGACTGAAGTAATTTGCCATTGTTTAGTATCCGATTGGGTGATTTGCGGCTGCTCCTTCGTCGTAGTCTGAGGAGTATATTGGAAGAAGTTCCATGAAGGACATGGTGAGGGCGTATGAGAACATACCACCTTTTGGCAATGTCATATATGTACCATCTGGAGTATAATCTACGGAGAAGTTTTGGAGAGCACAGTCTTTTATGAGGTTAATACCAGGGTGCTGACCATCTCTGTAGAGATACTCTATTCTGAATACATTTGGTGCCTTTAAAAACAACTGAGAATTAGTTGTCTTCGCAGACATATTTATTTTGAAAAACTTAATTATCTTCTTTACATTGTCTTCTTCATCTCCACTTCTAGGTGTTAGTTTAAATTGAAAGGTAAATGCTCTCAATTGAGGACCATTGAATAGAAGTTCAACGTTTGGGTTAAAGATCGCACGTTCTGTTCTTGGGAAGATATTTGCTCCTATAGCAGCCTGTGTGGCTGCTTTAACAACATACTTTTTAACATCACCGCTGAAACCACCTACTTTATCAATAGCACCAGTCAAGGCGTTGATTGCACCTTCTGCACCTTCCGTAATACCCCTTGTTGCTATGTCCGCACCAGCAATCTGTAGAGGGGATAATGTATCTTCATTCCAACCAACACCGTTAGCATCAGATATACTACCTTGAATAGGTAAATATACTGACTTCCCTATTACTTTATTCTCACTGTATCCAACACCAAAAGTGCTGGTACTAACACTTGCTGGTTTGTATTCTAAAGCTGAGAATCTTATATAATCACTGAGAACTGCTTGTGCTCTTGCTGATGGATATACTATGTCTTCTTTTAGTTCTGCTTGATTGGAACTATTACCTTGAATTGCACCATTGGTAGTAAATGAAGTCGCATTAGAACTACCGTCACTACCATCTTCTGGTGGGGGTCTATCGTTTCCTCCCGTCACGGGTTCTTCTGTTTGTTCTGGTGGTGTTACAGTTGTTGGATCTGCATCTAATGCTTCTGCAAGTTTTACTGGAGATACTTCTACTCCATTATTTTCTGTTTTTAATGCACTCTGAATAGTATACTTTCTTTGTGCTTCTAAACTTGCGACAACAGTGGGATCGTTTGCTATGGCATTTGTAATTGCTTGATCAAAACCACTACTTTTAGCGTATGCAGATGGTTCATAAGTACCATCTGCATTTCTTGTTGCAATTAATTTGCCAGATTCTCCACCTTGTATGGTTTGTGCCTGACCAAGAATGTTGTAGTCTTGTTGATATACTTCAGTTCTACCAGTTGCTGGATCATGTACTGTTTTATACTTCACTTTATAGGTTACAGAAGCTCTTGATCCTGCTCCAGTTTTGGGACCAGTACGAACTACAATTTCATTTGGTGGGGACACATATACCTTATTGTTGGCAGTTGACTCATCAAGACCAACTCCGTCTTTATTTCCGAAAAATTCTTTCCTAGATCCAATTGAAGATGGTTGTGACATTTAATTAACCTTTGAAGTTTGAATCATTCTTTCCATATCCTTTATATATTCGTGTTCCACGAAGCATCTTTCTAAAAGATCTATTGTTTGTTCTCCAAACATCCCTAGCATTTACTCTGCGAGATCTACCATCTTTTATGGATACGAAGTCTTCAACGGGCAACATGGATGCTGTATCCCATTCATTTATTGCTATATCTAGCAATAGTCCTCTAACTTGACTTATATTATATTTAGATATTGAATTATAAGGTAATGTGAGTTTATCCCTCTTCAAATTTTCTACAACATATTGTCTTTTTATTGGGTGTATAAAATGTAAATTGCAAGCATCAAAAGTTGTACCATCAAATTTAATTACATATGCTAATGGGAATGGGTCAAATACACTCACGGTTTCTTTTTCCGAAGTATATTCAAACATGAAGAGATGACCTTGCTTAGGAATTCTCCTTATAAGATTTTGATCTCTGTCATCTTTATCGGCACGCTCGTCCATGATAAATTTACCAGGACGCCGCATATAACTATTTGTCAGACCCCTGAACGCTTTTCTGTAGAAGAATGGTGATTTACCTGCTTCTAGGTCAACACGCTCTCTTAATTCTTCAAATACAGTTTGATTTGACATTACTTGATTCCTAGTTCGTCCTCGGTTATAATCTTAAATTCAAGTCGTCGATCTTTACACCACTCTGTTGCTGCCTTCCACTTAGCCTTATTTACTTCATATGTCTTTGCTTCATATATAAATGATTTAGTTACTTTTTTAGATTTTCTCTGTGGTGGTTGAGTTTGTTTTTTGGGTTTTACTTCAATCACATATGTTTTTGTAGATCCATTCTTCTCTTTTACCTTGATTAAAAAGTCTGGGAAGTACCGATGAACTCTACCATCAAGAGGTGATAGGTAAGGGATACAAAATTCTTCACTTGCCCATTCCACAATACTCTCATTCAAATCACACCAAGCACAGAATTTGCGTTCCCAACTACTTCTGCATATTATATTGTTGGGGTTTCCTTTATATTTTTTGGGGAACGATGGACGGTATCTGCTTTTAATACTTTCGTTCATAAAAGTCGGCTACATATAATATAGACTTAATATCTTTATTTAGATGTCCTTAGGAATAAATCCAGGTGTACAAATGAGTAAACTGAAGAGTAGGATCTTGAATCCTGCTATGACTTCAGTTTACTCTGTTTTGATGAACCAACCTGCCTTTGGAATGCGGCAAGATAGAGAATTATTTGAATTGACTTGTATAGAAGCTTCTTTGCCAGGATCTAGTCTTGCCACAGTTGAGACTAGTCGTGATTATTTGGGCATTGTTGAGAAACATGCGTATGCTAGACTGTATGATGAAACTATAGATCTAACATTTTTAGTTACTTTAGATAGTAATTATCTTCAAATTAGATTTTTTGATTATTGGATGAAGTGGATTGTTGGGGAAAATGAATATAAAGATCAACAACTGGCTGGGAAAATTAATCAGAGGGTTAAATATCCGACAGATTACCAAACCAACTTTCAGATTGTAAAATATGAGAAGAGTATGGGATCTGGAAAAGATATTGTAAATCCAGTGCTGGTTTACAACTTTGTTGATGCATTCCCCAAAGCAATGAATACTATCCAGGTGTCTTATGATACCTCTCAACTTCTTAAATGCACTGTGTCTATGACATATACAAGATATTACATTGGTGAGGAAACATCTCAATCAGATTTTAGTGCTTTTGCGCCAAAGTCAAGATTATTTGATTTTAATCCGAATCAAACTGGGCAAAGAAGTAGAGAAAATCCATTTAACACGGATAATCCTTTATCAATTGTGAATACTGATTACACTCTTAATAATCCTAATTTGTCCAACTTGTTTAGAGAATCTCCAATACCATTTGATTATAACCTCAATTTTTGACAATAAATAACCACATGAACTGATTATCAACATGCCATTACCTACTATATCAACTCCAACTTATGAACTTGAGTTGCCATCTACAGGAGAAACTGTAAAGTATCGTCCCTTTTTAGTTAGAGAGGAAAAGTTACTTGTCCTTGCTTTAGAAAGTGAGGATTCTAAGCAAATCACTACAGCAATTAAGTCGGTAATCACTAATTGCATCAAGTCCGAATCTATTAAGGTTGAGACTCTTCCAACATTTGATATTGAATACTTGTTTTTGAATATCAGAGGAAAGTCTGTCGGAGAAGAACTTGAAGTAAATGTTCTTTGTCCTGATGATGAGGAGACTTATGTCCCCACTACAATCAACATTGATGACATTAAAGTTATCAAGCAGGAAGGTCATGACAAGAACATTCAGATTGACGAAAAACTCATGATGGAGATGAAGTATCCATCTTTAGAGCA